GCCAAAAGCCCCATTTCTTAGATATGGATTTCTAAGCGGTTCATTCCGCGATTCTTTTCCATATGTACTTTACGATTTGCACTTACGTGTGCCGACGTTTGCCAAAAGCTTTCGTTTTGACGTTTGTGTGATCGTCTACGACGATCGTTGTTCAGGATACCTTTTCTTTATTTATTTAGTGTTTAGGAGGAGTTGCAGGCTCCGATAAAGTTGCTGCCGGTTAGCCTAGAGCCGATTTGATGAATCAAGCCGGGTGTTTAACGAGCCCGTTATAGAAAGTGTGGCGTTGATTTACGTAGTTTGCGACGGTTCGTGGAGAGATTTTGAGGTCATGGTGATGTCACCATCTCCCTCTTTTGACGGCCACGGCGCAGTGAGCTACCTATCCTTATCAGGTTAGGACCTACATGGTGCTACCTCGTTCGGAGTTCGACGAGACGCTGTTGTTTTTACACAGTTTTCGTTTTTCCTTTTCCATACAGGACCGGAGTTTTTTGGTATGTTTGTACCTCTGGAGGCAGATTTAACAAATGTCCCCCCTTAGCAAAATGTCATTACACCAATCTCCCGGCGGAGAGAGTCCCGCTGCCGTGACTGCTGGCGTTTTTTCCGATGTTGTAGCGTTTGAGAACGAAATAAGAAGTATCTTCCTTTCGGTTGGGCGTGCCCCAACCCCCAAGGAGAATTTTTGGGAGTGGTATTATGAGAATATCCACTACCTGCCTGTTACCTCGCTCAGTGTTTGTGAGAAAGAGCCTATTGACAGCCTAATTGAAGTTGGTTTTCCTTTGTTTTACCAAGATGCTCTTGGACATTTTCGTCCTTGGAGCTATGATGATGAAGTGAAGTTTCTTTCTTTTGACTATAGTGTGTTTGACCAAAAACTCTCAGATTGTGAGATTGTTTTTCCTCGTGATGAAAGTGAGTCGTTGGTTGTTTTGAAGTGTGTTGCCTTTCAGGGCGTTCCTTTCATTGATGGTCGTGTGTTTTTGGCTCGTGATGAGTTTTCTCCTTGCCATTTATCGTTCAATGGTGGTAGTGTGTTGCCACAAGTATATCCTCCTCGTGAGGATGTTATTCCATCGTTGGTTGGTGCCCAAGCTATGTGGGATGATCATCGTGAGAAGAATGAGGATGATTCTGTTTTGCAGACTTGGCCTACTTCCGTTGTTGATGCCTATAGATACCTTACTGGTGGTAGTGGTCCCTCTTCGAAAGGTGATGTTGAGTCTTTTTTGTTGAACTGTCTGTGGTTGCTTAGTGTAGATACAGGGGTTCCACTTGATTTCGCTCTGAATCAAATTATGAGCGTCTATCGGAGTGGGCGTGAGCGCCAGATTGATTACGTTGATTTTCTTATGGATGTGTCTGATGGTTGCTCTGATCTTGTTTCCCTTGTTCAGATGTGGAGACGCCATGGGGCACGTCTTGTAGAGTTTGTTGCTTTTCCTGTTCCCCATAGGTGGAGTGTTAGTATTCTTAGGTGCAGGTCTTTTCAGAGATGTGTTAATACCATGTGGGGTCTTGTTAAGAGAGAATTTTCTCTCGTTCAACCACAGAGTTCTGTCGTTCAACTAGGTCTTCTTGCTCTTGGTGAGTTTGTTGAAGAGCTTGGTCCTCTTTCGGATTTTATTGGAATGCTATCCGAGTGTACCAGTATTACGCAGGCTCTCTTTATCCTGCGTTCAACCGTTCGTGGTTATGGGTTGAAGGATCTCTTGTATGAGGCCGTTGAGAGTATGGCCGTGCAAGTTACTTACTTTTTGACAGCTTTTTCCGATGTTGTTAGTGGCAAGGTTGCCATTTCGGACTATGCGTATGATTTTCGTCTTTCTGGAGACGAGAATTTTGTTGAGTCCTGTGTTAGTATGTATCGTAAGCTGATACATGGTTTTAGAGGTCCTCGTCCAGAGGCTGGAGAGATGTCCGAATTCTTAAAATCTTTTTGGGACTACGTTACTCATCCTGCATTTGTGCAGACCCCCCTGTTCAAGTCCTTTTACGATGTTGTTTCTAATATTTCTGTTTCTATGCCCTTGCGTGCCATGGGCATTATGGATCTTACTATGTGGGAAGATCTTGTTAAGAGGCATCAATCTTATTTTTCATGTTCTGCTAATGATTTCATGGCGAAGCTTGTCAATCTTGCCAAGATGGTTATGGGTAATATTGTTGACATGATTAAGTATCGTGACCCTAAGTTGCTTTTTGGCGAATACAACTACCAGTCGTGGTTGGCTGAGGCAACGAAATTGTACCAAGATGGGGCTTCTGATCAGGAGGTGAAGAAAGGCGTTTTTATGCCATATACTGCTGCTGAGAGAGTTGAGCGTATTCGGGGCATGATTATGCACGGTGAGAAGATCCAGGCTAAGCTCATTTCCTGGAAATTAGACAACGTCATTCTTACCTCTGTTGCCCAAATGTTGAAGCAGTTGAGGGACAAAGCTGAGGGTGAGGAAGTAATGAGCAAGGGTGGTGCTTTGCGTATGACTCCTTACACTGTTATGATTCTTGGTGATCCTGGTATCGGAAAGTCGACTATGGTGCAGAGAATGTCTGACACCTTATTGTCTAAGATCGCTTTTACCACTGGTGCTTCTCAGATTTATGTACATAAGCCAGGGCAGAAACACATGAATGGTTTTCGTACTCAACCTGTTATATGGTTTGATGATGTTGATAAGACCGTTGTCCAACCGAGTGGTGATTATCAAGGACATGCTGTTGAATTTGTCAACATTGTCAATTGTCAGCCATACGTTAGCCCTCAAGCTGAATTGGCTGACAAAGGTCGTTATTTTGTCCGCCCTGTTACTGTTTTTTATACAACTAATCACGATACTTGTAATATTCGTGGTAAAATAACAGACCCTCTTCCTTTTTGGCGAAGGGTAAAGGTTCGTTTAATTGTGCATCTGCGTCCTGAATTTATGAAGGATCCTGTCTCTGACAGAACTATTGATCCTATGAAGGTTGTTCCTGGCTCGAATCCGTATGTCTATGAGGTGCAGCGGTATTGTCAGAAGCTCGACGCTAGTAGTTTTGGCGAAGCACACATGTCGACTGTTGGTTTCATTGAGGATGAGCAACAGTTGTATGTGTTTTTGGCGAATGATTTTGAAAGACACTACGCCCGAGAGCGTAAGACTTTAGACTTGATGACTGGTGAAGGTCATTGTTCTAAGTGTCATATTCCTTTGGCTCTTCATGGTGAAGAGTGTGTTCAGGAGGCTGTACTTCAGATGGGAACTGGTCTGCAGCTTAGACGTGTTGTTATTCCTGTTAATCGCAATGTGGAGTTTAGACCACAAGGCGATCTTGATGACGAGGAAGACGTTCCTTTAGAAGAGATTTACATACCTCGTCGTTTTACTTTTGGCCCGGAGGCTCCTGCCTCTAACCTTTACATAATGTCTTCTGTTCTGTTCTGGTTTGCGCCCATTACTGCTTTGGCGGTTGTTGGGATCACGTATAATAGGGAAAGTATAATTTTGGGACTGCAGCGAAAAACTTTTCCCTATGTTAACGGTATTGTTAAAACATGGGTTGAGCACTCTGTCGCGAATTTTGTTACTACGTCTCCCTTTTTTGGTAATCGTTCTGCTAGTACTAGGCAGAAAGTTGGAGAAGCTTTAGTTGAGTGTGCTGAAGTTCCTGAAATGTTGTCCTGTGTGTATGAGGAGATGTGGGATCAACTGGCTGCTAAAGTTGATCGATTGGCTAAGGTTGCTACAGTTGGTTTGGCTGTTTTGCTGGCTTATCGACTTGTCCGGAGTCGTCCCGAGCCACAGACTGTTGTTGAAAGTGAGAAAGTGCCTTCTCTTGTTAATAAGGGTATTAGATCTATTTATGCACAACCGCAGCCCGGTGACTATGCTCGTAACTGGTCTGCTGGTGCTGACCCTATGGCCATGATGACTGATGTCAGTGCCACTACTAATTTTGATGATATTATAGGGGCAGTGAAGCGTAACACTGTTTGGTTAAGTAAGAAGAATGAGGATGGAAAATCCTCTGTTTTAGCTTTGCGTTTGACGGGAAATTTCTTTCTAAGCGTGAAGCATTACTTTCTTACTGGCGGTGTTTACGTGTATCGTAGTGGTGATGGAGATAGGTCCCACAGCTTTGGTGAAGTTGAGTTAAGAGTGGAGAAGGAAGTGTGGTTCCACCCTACTAAGGACATCAGCGTTTTCCATCTTGTTGGTATGCACCCTGGGTGTGATGGTGTGTACAAGCACTTAGTGCATGGTTCTCAGCTGTCGTTGGGAAGACAGTTTGATCGAAGTGTTGTCATTTTTGGTGGTTCCCATATGCAGCCTCCCGCTGTCCATGAGGTTCAGGTCTTTAAGTATGTGCTTCCTCAGTTTACTGAGGCGGTCCAGAAGATAGACCTAGCATCTCGTGAGGGGTGGAGCTATGGTGTTGATAGCCGGCTCGGGTGGTGTGGTTCTCCACTTTTGGTAAAGAGACAGCACCACTGTTGGATTGCTGGGATGCATGTCGCTGGTGATCGGCGCTTAGTGAGTAATGTTGGTTTGGCTGATGAGGTTACTCGTTTTGATGTTGATCCTCTTATTGCTGCCTTGAAGCGTACCAATGTTACTGCTCGTGAATCGCAGCCTGTTACACTGTCCCAAGGTCTTCCGCAAGCTGGGTTTGAATTTAGTTCCAAGCTGTGGGACAATAACCCATTTCAGGGTGCCTTGAAAGTCAATTGTGAAGTTGTGGGATCTGTTGAAAAAGCATTGGATGCTAATCCTCGCGCTGCTCATTACAAAACATCTGTTAAACCTACTCCATTTGCTGCTGATTTTGAAGACTTGTGTGAGAAATATCTTGATGGTGACCACTATGTTGGTCCCACTTTCAAGGGACGCGAAATAGATGGTGTTTGGCGTGAGCCTATTAGTGACTCGTTGAAAGCATGTGAAGGTGTTGTCGACATGCCTCGGAGCTTACTGGATAGTGCCGTGGATGACTACCTGTCCGGGGTTGAATTGCTTCCGGGTACTGACACGTTTAAGGTTCTTACTAATGAGGAAACTCTTTATGGAATACCTGGTACTTGTATTAAGGGTTTTGACCGAACTACGTCTGCCGGTTACCCCTTTTTTACCAATAAGACTTGCCTTGTGTCGGCTGACCCAGTTGTTGGTCTTAGCGAGCGTTTTCTTGGGCAGCTTGACTGGGCGAAGACCCAGTTGAAGAATGGTTTTTTGGCGAATCCATTCGTTTCGTGGACTCTTAAGGATGAGCCCCATTTGTCGTTGAAAATTTTAATGAAAAATAAGGCCCGTGTTTTTATGTGTTTCCCTTTTTTCCTTAATTTTCTCTTGAAGCAATATTGTGGGCCTATTGTTGCTTTCATCTTAATGCACAAACAGTTTTTTGAATGCTATGCTGGTATGAACATAAGTTCTCGTGATTGCAGCACTTTTTATCAGCATATGACACAATTTGGAACCCACAATAGCTTTGATGCAGATGCGGAGAAGTGGGATAAGCGTCTGAATACTACTATTCGTGTCGCTGTTATTGAAATTTTGATCTACCTGTCGCTTGTTCTTGGTTATAGTGATGAGGAAAGACAGATAGTGGCAGGGTTGTTAGTCAGTGAGCTTTACCACTATGCTTACTGTCGAGGTGGGGTTCTTGCTTTCTCATTCACGGACCCTTCTGGTTCTTTTTTGACAATTGTGCATAATAGTTTGGGTCAGAGTGTGATGATGAGGTTCTTTTGGAATAAGTATTACGCTGGTTATGTCTTTCGTGACCACGTTAGGCTCGCTCACGTTGGTGATGACAGTTTGCAGTGCGTCGCTGATGGATTTTCGGCGTATTGTTTTGTCACTGTCAAATGCGAGGGCTTGCAATATGGCGTAGTTTTCACTCCTGGTGACAAGGGTGACGGTGAGGACTATTCTTACAAAGAGTTCAATCAGTGTTCGTTTTTGAAGAGGCGAATTGTGTGGAATGCTGATTTGGATTCGTGGGTCCCTTTGTTAGATATGAAGTCTATCGTTAAGACCCTTACCGTTATGATGCCTGGGAAGACGTCGCAGAAAGATCAGTTAGTTGGAGCACTTGGGTCTGTTTTGCGTGAATTGTTCTTGTATGGCCGTCCTGTGTATGAAGAGTATCTCGGTCGTATAACTGATGTTGTACATAAGCACGAAATTTGGGATGGGTTTCTTCAGTCATATGATTCTCTTAAGCAGAGTTTTGGGAAGGATCACTTTGCCGTTTGGGCGTCATCTGACGATATGACCCCTGAGGCTGGGTGGTAGCCTATTTTGACCTAGGATGTCATTAAACTCAACAGTCGACGCGCCTTCGGTGTCGACTATAAAATAACAAACAGGGATTATTTCATTATTACCGTTTATAAAAAGCGTTGAGAGTTTGTCGTTTCTCTCTGCTGCGGTAGGTGTTATAATGTTAAGGCTGAGGCCCTTGTGCCTTGCCCCTATTTAGGGGGGAGCCTGAATCTCAAAAACTTCTAGCTACTACAATTGAGAGATTGTTCGTAGTGAAAATCTTATCTCTCGCTTCTTCTTCTATTGAGAATGTGGGTGCGTCCGTGGTGGACGTGGTTACTACTACTGCTTCGACGAAAGCTGGGTTGGCGATGGACTCAGCTGATGATGTTATGCAGTTTGACGATGGAACGGATACTTTGATGATTTCCCGTGTCCCTCGTCCTCTCATCGCTGATAGCCTTGGTTCCTCAATGGAATTGGGTACTTTCCTTGAGCGGTGGACTTCACTTCAGTTGTTTACTTGGGCTTCCACTAGCTCTTTGGGAACGTTGCTTATGAATATGGATCCTTGGTATCTCCTCCTTAGCAATACTGCGATTTCTAAGAAGTTGGCTGGATTTCGTAGGTTGCATGCCAAGTTGCATGTTCGTTGTGTTTTGAATGCTTCTGCTACTCAGTATGGGGCGGTTACGGTTGCCGCTCTTCCGCAAGGGACGGAGAACTATACTGATCCGTATGTTACGAATTCTACTGGTGCTATTATTAATGGCACTCTGCCTTTGTATCACCAGTTGTTTCATATGGATTTTTGTCAGAACCTTTACCCTTCTCGTTCCAATTCTGTTGAGTTCAATTTGCCTTGGGTGTCTCCTCTTGATGCTATTGATCTTTTGAATTTGGGTTCTTTTGGTGGAGGACAAACCCAGTGGCGAATTCTTATGTATGTCCTTGCCCCCCTGGGTAACTCTACTAACAATTCTTCTGTTAGCTCAGTTACTGTCCGTTGTTTTGCTCGTTTGACGGATGTTTCTTTGGACATGCCTTACCCTCAGTCGACTGTTTCTCCTGGTCGTTCTCAAGGTACTGTTGGTCGTATTTCTGCTGCTGTTGCTTCTACTGCCTCTTCTTTGAAAAATGTTCCTTTTCTCTCTTCGTTCGCTGCTGGCACTGAGGTTCTTGCTTCTGCAGTTGGAGCTGTTGCTGATCATTTTGGGTTTACTAGGGCCAATGGCCCTCCCCAGGCCCAGACGGTGGGGCTTTCTGCTGTTCGGAATACTGTTCATGCTGATGTTGTTGACACTGATGTTGCCCTTTCTGTTCTTTCTGGCAATAAGGTTTCTATTGACCCGTCTCTTGGAGGCACTGATCAAGCTGACCAGCTTTCTTTTGCCGACTTTTGTTCTAGGCGCCATCTGCATCCTGCTTCTACTTCTTGGACTACTTCCAATGCTGCAGGTACTGTTCTCGCAACTTGGCCCGTTTCACCTATTTTTGGGACAATGGTCGGTTCCACTTCTCCTCGATCTTTTTACCCTTCTCCGCTATCATTTGTCGTTCTGTGGTTTGCTTATTGGCGTGGCTCTATGGAGTATGAAATCGAAGTTCTTGCTTCTTCACAGCACCGTGGTAGGTTGCAGCTTGTTTATTATCCTGCTACGGTTACTGCGACTGAAGATGCTACTAATTCCTCTTACAACGTTATTTGGGAGATTGATTCCAATAGCGTTAAGAAGTTTAGAATTGGCTGGGCGGCTACTTCGCCGGCGCTATATGTTAACGGGGTTAATCTTACTACTTTTACTCCTAACAATCACAATGGATACTTGCAGTTGATTGTCCAGAATGAGTTGTGTGCACCTGACCCTAGTGCTGCTGTGTATGTCATTATCTATGGCCGTGCTGGTGATGACTTTCAGTTGTTTAGAACTATTGAGCCTGGGCCGGGTCTTGTGCTTCAGCTTCAGGCTGGCATGGAACCTGACATGTTCGATCTTGTGCCCACTAAGGCTGGTGATGCTTCTTCTGTCATTTGTGGTGAAGTTGTTCAATCAATTCGAACGTTGATTCAGAAACCATGTCTTACTTACGTGTTTCAACCTTACACTTCGGCTCAAGCTAGTACTGCCAATGGGGCCCTTAGTTGGTGGATAGGTACTGAATTTTTTCCCGCAATGAATGCCAACACTTACTACACTCCTGATTCTGCTTTTGGTCTTCTGCCCTATACAACATCGTACCTTCGTTGGTTTTCTAGGGCTTTCCTTGGTTTTCGTGGTTCTCGTCGTCTTAAGTTTGTACCTTTGTCTTCTAGCTACAATATTGTGACTCATGGTACCCCTTTTTCAGTTTTCTACCATCAGGCTGGGCTTAGTTTCGGTAGTGAAGATTACACTTTCAATTTGACCTATGCCGGTCTTCCTAATAGTGATCCTACTATTCTTCCTAATGATGCGAAAACTGCTGGGTCTCTTGAAGTTAGGGCTCCCTACTATGGGGTTCGTCGTTACAACCTGTCTCGTTTGACTCCTTCGAATACGGCTGCGTTCGACCCTGCTGTGTCGAATTTTGAGCTTGTTCAGTATCATGCTCAGATTGGAGCTAATGATACACAAGCCGGTGCTAGCCAAACTAACCAACCTGTTTCCTTTGGTTGGGAATCTGCCGGCGAAGACTTTAGTTTTGCGACGTTCCGATTCATCGGTGCGTTGTCGTATATTCCTACGCCTAATTAGGCGTAGTTTGACCTTGGTAAGTCGTTAAACTATCAACTCCGTGTGCCAGGAGTTTAAAAACGGCGGCCAGAATAAAACTGGACAAATTGAGGTACTGCTACCTTTTAGTTAGCGGCTGGCATCGCAGCAGTGTTTATTTCTGCGTAGACGAAAGTCGGGTGTGCCATCCACCTTAGAATTGATCAGCAGTGGAATCCTGTTTATAAAGCCAGCAGGTACAGCTTGTGTATCCAATGTCATGTAAAGACAAAAACACCGTCCCATGGGTGACGATAACTCTAGCCAATGCGATAGTAATATTGTGTTGGCGAAATAGTACTTCATTTGTGAAGCCCGCTTTGCGGGGCCTCGGGTGCCAAGGTTGGTGGCACTGCGCGAAAATGTCGCGCGTTGGATTTTTTAATCGATGCGTGGCGGCGTCGAGGATTTTTACCAACAAATTTGACATTTGGGATGGCGG